CTGGAACCGAGCCTCAAAATAAAGCTTTTCACCGGCTGTTGAGGGAAGACCCCAGATTTCATTCCCTTGAATAGAACTACCGTCATTATCAGTAGTCGCGGCTGAAGTAAGATCAACCACTCCATTCAAAGCATCTGCCTGTAATCCCGCAGCCGCACCGCTGTCTTTTACAACGGTCCAATCATTAGTGGCATCTAGAGTGACGCCAGTGAAATCATCCATGTACCGGGTTTGATCCGGCCATGTGCCAATATTAAGATTTTGGAGGGTAGGCCGTGCCGCTGAAAATGTTACCGGCCCTGAAAAATGTGTATTCGCCATAATAGTACCTTCTCACAAAAGGTTTCGCCCTAGAGTCTTTGTGAGCGTCTGCTGGGTCAGTCGCTAGGGCTAGTTTCCCCAGAAAGAAAGGAGGGGGTTGCCCCCCTCCCGTGGTCTTATGCGCCGGGTGAACCGTACACGCAACGTGGGTCTGAGTACCCAAAGCTATAACGCTCACGGGCCTTAAACCTTACATTACCTGTATCGAAATCGCCTTCCATCTTTGTAGACATCGGCATACGTTCAAAGTGGAGGAAGCCTCGAGGGGCATCAGTCCGCATGAACCATGCATCGGTGTCCGTCAAATAATGGTTAACGGTATAACCCTGCGGGAGCATTCCCATGTTCCGCGTAGCGTTTATATCGTTATCGGCAGTCCCTGGACGAAGAGTGGATTCCAAAAGACGATCCGCAACAAACTGAAGTGCTGGCGGAATAATCAATTTTTGTCCACGAACCGAAACTCTAAGTCCCCGTTCGTCCACGTAACCCGCAACGTCGATAAGCCCATTCTCAAGACTTGTCTCGTTCAGGTCAGCAGCGGTACTTGGCTCATTGGCCCATGTGTTGCCGTTCACCAAGACGTGAGCCGTGGAGCAAAGCTCCAGCCCATCACCGCCTACAAAGTTGCTATCAAAAGCATTGTTCAAGGTAGCAGCACCCTTCACCTGTTTGGTGTTGGCCATGCTACGTGCCAAAGCTTTCGTATAGCGGGAAGCTAGACGATCATAGAGGTTATCCTCAATTGCTTCTTCCGTGATGGAAAAGGCAAGTGCGATAGTCTCCATGGTATACCTGGCGGTATACGCTTCCTGTGCATCATCAAATGAAACAGCAGTTCCTTCCGTTTTTACTGGGGCTGACCCAAAACCGGAAAGCATGACCTCCTCCTCAAATGCACGTTCTGAGGATTCCGTGTCATAAATCTCTGATGCTTCGTTATCGTACCTGGCGTACTCAAGTCCAAAAAGGGCGTTGAGGCCAGGCTCTAGCTCTTTCGCTAGTTGAGCTCTTGAAATAGCCATCTCTCAACTCCTCTATACGCCAGTAACGGAAATGGTTGTACCCGCGTTAGCGGAACCATTCGGCGCGTTAAAGTGATTGTTCAAACGAACAATTACACCAACACCAGCCGCCGTGAAATCCAGATTTTCTGGATTGTCTTCCCATCCCATTATTCTGAGATGGAAATCAGGCCCTGTGGTCGCTGCAGTGCTTATATCTACCTGACAACTAGAGACACCAGTAGCGGTTGTTCCGCTTGTCACTGTCGCAAACTGTGCGTTCTTAAATCTATCAGCGATAGCAGTTGCTTTACTGGTCCACGTGGCATCAGAAGTTATAACGAACAACTGCATTGGGTCGTCAGCAACATACGCCTTAATGGGATGGTTGCTGTCGGCTCCTGAACCGGGCCAAAGGTTGCTAAACGTAGGTTTTAACGTGGTACTCGCCACATATTCACAACCCATGAAAGCACCAAGCAAACTAACGGTTCCACCCGCAGCGGCCCCAACTATGTCGATATATCCCGTGGTAAGCGGGATAACGGGGCTGCCATGGTAGATGGCGTTAGTATTGCCATTGGCAATTTCATACATTGTGTAATTGGCGTTACCAGTGGAGTTAGCGGCCTGTCCCAACACTTGTAAGGGACGAAGGCCAAATGCTCCTTGACTGTTGGCCATATTATTTTACTCCTGGTCCCCTTCTTTGGGACCTCCAAAAGTTACACGGGATTGCCGATCAGGTTTACTAATCGACATTGCCGGATGTTGTTCACGAGCTAAGTCGTTATCAACAGCCGTCATTTGCTGGCGGGTCATTCCCCGGAAATAATCCTTGCGTTCCTCGACGATCTCCAATGGGATCCTTGCTAACAACAGTCCACCAACTCCTATGACACCAGCATGTTGTCCATCCTGGATGGTAGGAATATCGAAGTCCGGGTGTTCATCACCTCGTACCGGTTCCCAACCCTCGCGGGTTCGGGCTGATACGTTTTTACGGTCATCAAACCCTGCAACTTCGGATCGTATCCACCTGTGGGTGTACCCTTCAGGTGGGGGTGGAGCATCCAGTATGGATGGTGGCTTCCAAGGTTCCCTGCGTGTCTGTTCGGCACGAGTTTCTTTGGTTCGAGGCGTCCGTGTAGACTTCTGGCGAGATGTGTTCTCAGTATTATTCATGATCAATCCCTCACATATTTTGCGTATTCTTCAAGTGGCACATTGAGCCTCTTTGCAATCGCAACTTGAGAGGGCGTTAATCGCACAGTCTTTCGTCCACTTCTGTTGCGGGATGCGGAAGCCTCGGCTGACGCAACCTTACGGCTTCCCCCGTTTGACTGAGTTTTCTGTCCGAGTTTGTGTGGAAACTCTGACACCATTCTCTTGTCAAGTTCAGCATAGTAGTCATCTGATGTCGGATCAAACCCTTCATCCTCAATTAAGCGACGATGAACACCAAATGCGGCGTATGTCATAACTTCGTCTTGCCCAAACCAATCGTTTTTCTTAGCCCAAGATTCTGCTTTTGGGTCCGCAGGAACGGCTGGTTGCGCTGGTTGTTGCGCTACTGGGGCAGCTTCTGGCACCGGAGTTTCTGGAGCTTCACGTTGGGCTTTTGCTAACTTGCCCTTCTCCAATGCTAAATTGGATAAAGATTCCTGCGCCTCTACAATCTTATCAACATCCCCACTTTCATGGGCTTCTTTTAAAAGACGTTTAGCAGAATCGAGTTGTGAAGTAACTCGACTTCCAAATTCTTCCTGATACCCTTTGTCCAGGGAATCCAGGCGTTGTTTAAGGGAATCGTTTTCTTTGCGAACATTCTCCGCAAACTGGACCGCCGTTTGTTTCTGGCGCTCTTCCTCACGGAACCGCTTGGTTAGCTGATCAATACGGGTTTTAACCCCCGCACTGTATTCCTCGAGCTCTTCCTCCTGTTTAGGAGAATCCGCTTCTACTTCTACTACTTCAGAAGAACCCTTTTTCTCTTCCGTTTCTTCTCCAACACTAACATCAACAGCAGACTCGTCAGAGTCTCCTACCTCAATTTTTGTTTCCTCTGGCATGTCATGGTTCCCATGGTATCTTTCTCCTTTCTAGACATGTTTAATATCATCAGGCTCAAGAATCGTCGCAATGACCTCGTCGTCATTGATGATACGGACTTCACCGCCGTCAATTTTGAATCGAGCGCCGGCGTAACGGCCAATGCAAACCCACTGGCCCTCTTCGCACCAAGGCTTACTAGATCCAAACTTATCGGGATCCTTATAAGCCAATGGTCCGATCTTCAGAACGTAAGCAACCACTGTCGCTAACGCTTCACGATCTCTCGTAGCATCAGGGATATGAATACCACCATCGGTGGTGGCTTTCCCCATATACGGCATAACAAGAAGGCGCCATCCCGTAGGCTGTGGGAGGCGCTCATTTAATGTTACTTCCAAACGTCCAGGGTCCAGAACCCTGTCCGCTTCCTTTATATATGCAGCAGATACTGCGTCACTTTCGTTCTTTAATCTCTCATCCATACTTTTAGTGACGTGGTCAGGTACAAATAGAGTTTTGGTCATTCTTCCTCCCATGATTGCAAGGCATCTTTTACTTCCTGCTCGGCAAAGGCAAGACCACTGAGCTCACCAACCAATTGTTTATAAGATTCCATGTTCTTGGGACTTCCTTGCAGGATAGCTTCTTCCGTTAACTTGATACGATCCTGGACAGCTTTCAAGACTGCATATGCGAAAGTAGTCTGGTCGGCCAATTAAAACGTACCCACGAAGCGTTTCCCTCGAACCGCGCCGCCTGAAGCATACTTGATTGGACCCCGTTTCCCGTGGGGCATCCCACCGTGCATGTAGCCTAGCTCATCGACCATGCCGCCATCTGCTCGTCTTTCTTCAGCACTAGCTCTTGCCCCCGCTATCGCATCGTCCACAGACATTGCAGGTTGGCCCACCTCATATCCAATGATATTGCCATCTTGGTCAGAAATTGGATAAATAACACCCCCGCCTACTTCATCTATATAGGCTTCCGCTTCTTCACGAGTGTCATATGTTACACCTTTGGGCATTAGTACACCTTCGTTTTCTTGGCGATGCCGCCATCATTCATCTGAATGTACTCGTTCAGGAACACATCTTCCGTAGGCATGGGAGGGGGAGCGTTTCGCGCCATGAAATTGGCTACCCGTAAGTCATCACGGGGAGAAAGGGTAGCTCTGGGATTCCGAGCCAGCTTGTTTATGGAATCAATTGTTGCTCTGCTAGGCATGTTAAAAATGTCCTTTAAATTTAGAGGAACGGCGTTTATTGAAAGACCTTACGATCTCATCGGCTCTTTTCCGGTCAGCATCGCTAACTGTTCTTGACCCTTCTGATAAGATAGCCGCAGTTGCTTGAGTGGCGAGCTTTGATGATCGCTTTTTATCTTCATCTGATATAGTTTTTGCCATCAGTACACCTTCGTTTTCTTGGCGATGCCGCCATCGTTACGTTTCAAGTACCCAGTACCAAAGTACTTCCTTGGTTCAAAACCAC